TCGCACGACCAGGCTAATATCAATACCATGCGAATGGTCCGGGCTCTCCTGCCGAAGAATTCCCGGATACTCCGCGACTATGACGTTGAGGCCGGGAAGACAATCTTCCACGTTCCTGGCGGCGGACAGCTAATGGTAATTACTTCCTCCCCAACGACGGAGGGAGGCGCGCTGACGACGTTTGCTATTCTTGACCAGACGGAATCTTTCACGCCGTCGAATGGCGGCGTTGATCTCGCGGAGGTGATGGACCGTAACGTTGCTAAGTCGGGCTCGCGGATCATAGAGACGTCGAATGCCTGGGAGCCGGGGCAGGAGTCCGTCGCGGAATCGACGTTTGATGCCTGGGTAGCGCAGGAGGAAGGCCGGCTAAAGGGCAAGGGCCGGATTCTGTACGACGCGCGGATGGCACCGCCTAATGTCGACTGGGATGACATAGCGTCTATCCGGAAGGCTGTCGAATTCGCCTATGGCGATGCGTACTGGGTAGACATTGAGGATATCGTTGAGAACCGGATACTCAGCCCGCGCATTAAGCTGGACGTAAGCAAGCGCTATTACCTGAACTGGCCGGAGAGCCCGGAGGACGCCTGGACTACGCAGCAGCTCTGGTCACGTATGTCGCGGCCGGACTTCCGGATCAATGATGGCGATGAGATTACACTAGGCTTTGACGGCTCGCGGGTGGAGGATGCTACCGCGCTAGTCGGCTGTCATGTCGAAACTGGATATGTCTTTACGCTGGGGATATGGGAGCCGCGCGGTACCCGCTACATTCCGCGCGATGAGGTTCACCGGGCTATTCAGGAAGCAAAGGATCGCTGGAAGGTATGTGCGTTCTTTGCGGACGTTAAGGAATGGGAAGATTCGGTAAAGATAACCTGGCGTGAATGGTTTGAGGAATCGGTCGATGTATGGGCCGTTCCGGGCGGGCGTGATCCGCAGCCGGTAGCCTGGGATATGCGGTCGCACGTAGGCGAGTTTACGCAGGCGTGTGAAATGGTACTCAGTGAGATAGAGTCGGAGCCGCCGCTATTCGTTCATGATGGCGATAGCTCGCTTGGGAGACACGTCGTTAACTCGCGACGCCGGCCGAACCGATGGGGAATATCAATAGGCAAGGAAGCGCCCAAGTCGCACAATAAGATTGACGGGAATGTAGCGATGATAATAGCGCGGCATAACCGGCGTCTTGTCCTTGCTAGCAAGAAGTACAAAGAACGTAAAGAGTCGGCAATAAAGAAGGCCGGCGCTCGTATCTGGAGCTTCAGCTAATGCTAATCGATCCGGATGACCTAACGCCACTGGTAACGCAGGCGATTATGATGCGCCAGTCGGAGCAGACGCGGCTGACGCGGATTAGCCGCTATGTGGACGGGAAGCACGATCCACCGTATACCCCAAAGGGCGTTGACGCGGAATACCGATGGATCGCAAAGAAAGCCAGGCGGAATTTCCTGCCGCTGGTCGTATCCGTCCTCTCGCAGAATCTTCACGTTGATGGCTACCGGCCGTCCGGGCAGACGGCTAACGAGATAGCGGGCCCACAGACGCCGCAGCCGGAATGGGAAGCGTTCCGGGCGAACCGGATGATATCCCGGCAGCATGGAGTCCACAGATCGATTATCAAGTATGGCTCATCGTACGTAGTTGTCCTACCGGGCCGGATGTCTACCGATGAAGAGCAGCCCGCTACAGACGTTCCGGTTATCCGGCCGGCGAGCCCGCGACGGATGACGGCATTCTATGCGAATGACGTCGATGATGAATGGCCTCAGTTCGCAATAGAAGTATGGTCGGTCAATCTCCCGCAGGGTAAGTCGCAGATGTTCGTTTCGGTCTATGACGAGCAGATGCGGTATATCCTGTCCGGGAATCCGGGCGTGAGTACGGCGGCGCAGCTAAACCTCCGGATAGCCGACGCGGACAATTCCCTACTAAACGGGCAGGCTCCGGTAGCGACGCACGGACTAGGTATCTGCCCTATCGTCCGGTTCCTGTACGAGACCGACCTGGATGGCGAGGATGACTGTTCCGGCGAGATAGAGCCGATTATCCCCATTCAGGACCAGATCAATTTCGACACGTTCAACCTCATGATAACAACTCAGTTCGCGGCTTTCCGGCAGCGCTGGGTTACTGGGATGAGCCCGACCGACGAATCCGGCCGTGAAGCTGCGCCATTCCGCCCAGGCGTAGATAGGGTCTGGGCCGCTGAGGATGCCACTACCCACTTCGGTGAATTCGGTGAGAGCCAGCTCGCGCCGTACTCGACTGTCCGCGAGGATGGCATCCGGCATATGGCGACGATTACCCAGATCCCTCCGTATCACCTTCTGGGGCAGGTAGCCAATATGAGCGCGGAAGCTCTTGCGGCGGCAAAGGACGGCCAGGACAGGAAGGTTGATGAGCTGAAGGCCGGAATGACCGATCCATGGAGAAATGTATTCCGGCTAACCTGCCTAGCGTCCGGCGACAAGGACGGCTGGAATGACCTATTCGGCACGGTCGTCTGGCGCGATACATCGGCTCGTGCTTTCGGCGCGACTATCGACGGGCTAACCAAGGTCGCGCAGATGCTTGGTGTCCCGGTAGAGGAACTGTGGGCGAAGATTCCTGGCGTTACTGCGGAGGACGTTCAGGCCTGGCTACTCGCGAAGCAGCGCGAGGAAGCGCAGCAGATCGTGGCGCAGGCTATGGCGCAGGCGGCACAGGCTCCGGCCGCGCAGCTAGGCCAGGCCGTAGGGACTCCGAACGCAGCCGCTACCGTAGGCGTAGGCGTTGTACCGGCTCCACCCGCTCCCACGCCTCCTGCGCCTCCTGGCGGTACTCCGGCCGGGCCGGCGCTTGGCCCGGGCGGTAAGCCAGCGGAGCCCGGAGCGTAGCGATGACTACTCCCATCCCTGGGCTTCCGGTATCGCCGGAAGCTAGTTCGGGCATTCTCCTGTCACGGTATCAGAGTACACAGCAGGCAATAGCCGTTCGTGCGGCTCTCGCGATTATCGCGCTATGGGATAGGCATATCAATCCGGAGAAGTTTGCCGATTCGTGGAAGCCGTTCAATCCGCTCGTCAATGGTATCATAGATACGCATTACCAGGCTACTGCAGCGAACGCGGCCCAGTTCTATATGCACGACCGGATTATGTCTGGGTATAATCCTACGGTCGTCCCAGGCGTAACGCTAGATCCGGTATATCTTAACCGCATTACTAACATAATGGGACCGGGCCAGTTCTTCCATTTCCTTAAGGAAGAACCAGATGCGAGCGTGGCATCCGGGATGGCTAAGGACGCGCTACGCGGCGCTAGTACCCGGCTCGTGCTTAATGGCGGCCGGGATACGGTTACCGCTGCGGCCGTTAAGGACCCTATGGCTCGCGGCTGGGAGCGGGTAATCGAGCCCGGAGCCTGTAGTTTCTGTAGCATGCTAGCCGGACGCGGAGCCGTCTACAAGTCCAGCACCGTAGATTTCCGGGCGCACGACCATTGCCATTGTATCGGCCGTCCGGTATTCATAGGGCAGGATTCGGTTAATACCAGTCTTTCGGACGACTGGGGCAGGGTAACAAAAGGCAAGCGAGGCGCGGAAGCTCGCGCCTCCTGGGATACATACTGGAGTAGTCATGTCGACACCGGCCTCAATGAGCCAGCGAAAGTCCCTGTTGAAGAAAGGGCAGGCCATGCCGCCATCGGCGGCAAACGCTAGTGACGCACCGAGGTTCCCGATCAACTCGCGTACCGGCCCATCCAATTCCCTGTCGGCTGCTATTACGGCAGTCGGCCGTGCCAAGCCGAATACGCCGGCCGAACGGGCAAAGGTACGCCGCTATATCATGAAGGTAGCACGGGCAAAGGGATGGTCGGCCGATATCCCGGACACCTGGAATTCGGACGGCTCGCTAAAAACTGGCGGCGCATAATGCCGGAAGCTAAGCTGCAGCCGGGAGATGCCGTCATTTACCAGCCATTGCACGGGAAAGGACACGGCCAGAACGCGAAAGGCGTAGAGCTTTCCGCCGAAATGGCGGCGCTCGATATCACGCCCGGAACTACCGGCCTGTACCTGGGCGATGATAAGGATACAAAGAAGATGGTATTCTTTCAGTGGGCTGACGTCAATGGCACAGACCGGATAACATCAATAGAGAAAAATGAATTTAACAAAGATTTCGTCAAAGCATAGGAGGGACGATGACTCTTCTCTCGCAGGGAGCACTTTTCCAGTCTGCGGAACGGCAGGCTCTGGAAGCGATATTCCTCCGGACGCAGAGCCCACCGCCGGCTCCAACTTATCTTGCGCTATCGACTACGGCTATTGGCGCGCTCCAGTCGACAGAGCTGACTATGGCCGGCACCACCATTAACGAGTATCCTCTGGCATCCGGTTATGCCCGGCAGAATTACGGGCCGTCCGCTTCCCTGGCTGCGTCGCCGTCCAAGATCTGGAATTCAGTGGCGGTAACCTGGGGCCCATTTACGTCGGCTCCGGGGACGGCCAACTGGGCTATTGCCTGTGACGGTACCGGGAGCACGGCTAATACGATTGCCTCTTTCGTGATGGCCGCGCGGACTCCGGCCGTAGGCGACTCGCTCCAGGCGGGAGCCGGAACTGGTCTTGCTGGCGCCGGCTTTATCTGCCAGGTGTGATATGACAATCCTCCAGGTTCGCATCGCCATTCCGGATATGGGGATTATCCGGATGAATCCCTGTAGCGCCGTTACCGGGATCACGGAGTGTGGCGCTACCCCAGCGAGCCTTTACCGGCGAGCCTGCGGAACTGATGGGCATGACGACGAAATCTGGCTATGTCCTGTACACGCAAGCCTCGCCATCGCCCGGTTCGCGATCTGCCGCGAGTGCGCTAAGCGCGGCGGTGTACGGCCGGTCAGTCTCGCCCGGCTGACGGAGCCGGTAAGGATTACCCCGTGAACGGGCCGGAGCGAACCGGAGACGGCCGGGCCGGGCTCCGGCCGGGCCGGGCTACCCGGACGCGGCTACGGGGCTGTACGGGCCGTGCAGAGTACGATCGTAATGGAGGTTTTCATGGTAGCCGGTAAGGAAGCGAGTCCCAAGGACGTCGCGAGTACGGAGCGGCTGATGCATTACTGGGCGGAAGGCGCTGGCCGCGCCAAGATCCAGTGGGGCGTACCGGGAGACTTTGACCGGTGCGTAACGGAGCTGGGCAAGTACGTCGGGCCGGGCGTGGTTAAGGGACTCTGCGCCAATCTCCATAAGCGCGCTACCGGAGGATGGCCGGGCCACGCTCCGGGCGCTGAGGAAGCGGCGGCAAAGGCAAAGGAAGCTGGCCATAAGTAAGGGGCTTCCCTTTCTGGACGGAATAGGTTACTATCCGCGCTAGCGCGGGAGGGAGAGAAATGAGCGAAATGGGCACGGAATCCGGAGCCGGCACGGAACTGGATTCTGGCGGTCAGCTGGACGGCGTCACGCCGGATAGCGCTGACGTGGAGGATGCGGAAGCTGCGGAACTACTAAGCGGCATGCTTAGTGATGATCCAGAAGTCCTCCGCGCGGAAGCAAAGAAGTGGCAGGACCTTTCCCGAAAGCACGAGAGGCGCGCGGCTTCCAATGCCGACGCGGCCAAGCGTCTCAAGGAATATGACGACGCTAACAAGACGGAGCTACAGAAAGCCCAGGAGGCGCAGGCCCTGGCTGAAAGCGAACGCGACGCGGCGCTTAACCAGCATAACAGGGTAATGGCCGCTGCGGCCCATAACCTCCCCGTGGAATTCATCGATCACCTCGGCACCGGCACGGATGAGGAGATCATGGAGCGCGCGGAGATACTCGCGTCCGCAATCGATACGCGAGCCCGCGAGATCGCGGAACAGCTGCTGGCACAGCAGGCTAATGGCGGCATGCCAAGAATGGGCGGTGGACGCCCAGTGGAGTCGATGAGACCAGGATCAGCCCCAGCGGCCGGCGGCACGCCGACTACGGCCGATGAGTGGTTCCGGAGACTTCTCTCAGGAAACTCATAGCGCGCTAGGCTCCGCGCCGGCTCGCGGAAAGGCCGCAAGGCATGACGACCTACAACCAGGGTATCTTCCGGTCGGCTGGTACTCCTGACCCGCTTGTGCCGCAGCCTCTCGCTGCGGACATTATCCAGGAGGCTCCGCGCGCTAGCGCGGCGCTTACCCTGATGAACCGCACTACTCTTTCTTCCAAGACCCAGCGTATGCCGGTGCTCGACGTCCTCCCGTTCGCCTACTGGGTTGGCGGCGACACCGGCATGAAGCAGACGTCCCAGCAGCAGTGGCAGAACGTCATCATGGTCGTGGAAGAGCTGGCCTGTATCGTTCCGATTCCGGAAGCCTACCTGGACGACGCGGACGTACCGCTCTGGTCCCAGGTCCAGCCCCGGATTACGGAAGCGGTCGGCGCGCTCATCGACTCGGCGGTGCTCTGGGGAGTTGGTAAGCCAACGACCTGGGGTGAGTCCGTATTCGTCGGAGCCGGGAAGTCGCAGCACTTTGTCGTTGAGGGAACCGGTACCGATCTCGGGCAGGACGTCGCGAACCTTGGTCTCCAGATGGCCCAGACCGGGTACACCGTCAATGGCTTCGCCGCTATGCCGGGAATGAGCTGGAAGCTCACCGGCATCCGGTCGGCGCAGGGTGTCCCGATCTACCAGCCGGATATGACGGACACTCCGGGCGGTAGCCTTTACGGCTACAACCTTTCCGAGATCAACAACGGCTCGTGGAACTTTTCCACTACCGGCGCGGAAATCCTCTGTGGCGACTTCACCAAGGCCATTATCGGCATCCGCAACGACATCAGTTTCAAGATGTTCTCGGAAGGCGTCATCTCCGATGACACCGGCAAGGTCATCCTGAACTTGATGCAGCAGGACTCCGTGGCGATGCGCATGACGATGCGGCTCGCCTACGCTACCGTCAACCCCGTTACCATCATGCAGAAGAACCAGACGATTACCCAGCGCTGGCCATTCGGCGCAGTCCTGCCGGTAGGCTCCACGCCGCCGGCCTCTGCCCCAATCGTCGTCACGCAGGCTTACCCGGCCGGTACGATGACCGCAGACGCAGAAGCGGACGCGGAGGAAGCTGCTGCGAAGGAAGCGGCTCCGCGCGGTTCTTCCCGGAAGTAATCGTGACAACACCACCGACGCTGCCCGGCCTCGCTACGCAGGATGATCTCGTGGCGAGGCTGGGACGCGCACTTAATCAGGTAGAGTCCGCGCGAGCCGATGCGCTTATTGGGGATGCGAGCGCGATTATCCGGCGCTACTGTCACGAGGACTTTGTTCTGTACAAGGGCGATACCATTACAATCAAAGCGGATGCCGGAACCATTAAGGTTCCGCACCGTCCTATCCAGGCGATCAATTCCGTAACCGCGATCTCTGGCGCTCCCGGCATTCCAGACATAGAAGTCTTCTGGTACGTGTTCGACGGTATTGACGAGATTACCATTCCCGCTCCGGTCTATTCCGGGATCATCAACCTGCCGGAATACTGGTATGAGTACCAGTGGTTCTCCCAGTCATTCCTGATCAACGACGATCACGGATACGCGCAGACGCCGGACGATGTAATGGCGGTGCTATGTACGGCCGTTATCTCGGAGCTATCGACGCCGACAATGAGCGCCACGCTAATGAGCGAGTCGATAGGCGCTTACTCGTATTCGATGCGCCGGACAAGTGGAGCCGGGCTAAACGCTGCGCTTATCGATGCTGGCATGAAGACTGCGCTCGCGGACTACCGTGCCGGTCAGGGAACAATAGCGGTAAGGATGTGGTAACGTGCCGTTTACGTATGGGCCTACCGTAACGCTAGTTCAGCGTACGGTTTCCGGCAAGGACGAATACGGCAACGACACTTATTCAGAGGTACAGACTGATATTCCCAACTGCGTATTCGTCCCATCGAGCAGTACGGAGATTATCCAGTTTACCGATCAGGTTGCTACGTCGGTGACGGTATTCGTCCCGTACGGAACGGACGTTGACTATCTCGATGCGGTAATTGTCGGCGGAATCCGCTATGAGGTACAGGGCGAGCCGTCCGTATGGATGTCGCCATTTTCCGGGCATACTTCGCCTATCCAGATAAATGCGAACCGTGTACTGGGGGTGTCGGTATGACGGATGTTACCTTTACCCCAGACCATCGCGGCGTAGGCGAGATGCTTAATGCCGACTTTATGGAGCGCGTAATGCGTGAGCACGCGGATCTTATCAAGACTAGGGCAGAGGTTATTGCCCCAGTCGGTGGCCGTGGTGATCCGCATCTAGGCCGGTACAAGGCGAGCTTCCACGTCCGCTCGCACAAGCGTGGTGGCGCGAAGAATGACCGCGCTGAAGCCATATGCTATAATGACTCGCCGGAAGCGCTCTATGTCGAATTCGCTCATTACGGCCAGGAGCCGTATCATACCCTTGCCCATGCGGCATTCCAGAGGCTATTATGGGTACGTCTGCGGTTATCAGCTCTTTCCCGGACGCGGAGATGGCTCTGCTATTCTTCCTGGGGCCGCTATTCCCAGGCGTCCGTTTTACCACGTCGGTACCGGCCGGGGACCTTACCCAGATTACCGCACGGATTCACCGGACGTCCGGCGCTAACCGGGATATTTACCAGGATCGCCCAATTATTGATATCGACGTATTCGGGCCGGCTACTCAGCACGGACAGACGTCGCAGGCTGCGAGAGATATCCAGGCGGAAATTCTCTCGATAGCAAGCGCTATCGTAACGAATGGGGTGATGGGAAGAGCAACGTCCATTGTCGGGCCTAGACAGCTACCGGAGGTTAATGTCAATGTAGTGCGCTATAGCGCTACGTACGAAATCCAGATTCACGCTTAGGAGAGGAAATGCCAGCTTCAAGGCAAGCAGAGCCGGAAGTCGAATCGCAGGACCTGTCGGTTAGCGGAGCCGCGTACGTTACTTCAGCGGTTCCCTACAAAGACAATACCATGCTCTATGCGGCCGGAGACGTCATCGTCTGGGCCGGGCTCCCCAACGTCGGAGCGCCTGTCGGGTTTGAGGACCCGTCAACGATCGTGGCCGCCACCTATAAGTGCCTGGGGTGGGCCGATACCTCCGGCTACATCTTCAAGCTTGATGAGACCATCAAGGACATCGGCGCGGCCGGAGTCCTTACGCCCATCCGCTCCATCCTGACTGGCGGGATCAAGTCGGTCCAGGCAATCATGATGGAGGCCATCAATCCGTATACCCGCGCCATGTTCGATGATGTGCCACTCTTCCCTGTGGCATCATCTCCGCTCAAGCCGGCTCCGGGCCGTGTTGACCCGACCTGTACCACGGCCCTGGGAAGCGCGAACGTTACCGACGCGGCCATACTGGCCGGCGACGTCAACAAGGCAGTCACCGGTACCGGAGTCCCGTCTGGCACGACAATCGTTACGGTAACGGCCGGGGCGAGCTTTGTCATGTCGGCAGTGGCTACGGCGGCCGGCTCCACGTCCCTGACGATCGGCGGACAGACCGCAGCCTACATCATCCCGGACCCACCGGCCGATAACCGGTATGGGCTAATCTTCGACTCCATCGACGGCAACAAGGCTATGCGCCTGTACGCGCCGTTCGCGAAGGTTACCGCGCGGGGCAACGACCAGCAGCAGCAGGCCGACGTTACCATGCTCGACCTGACCTGGACGTTCTATCCCGGAACCATCGGTGGCGTAGCCGGTGTGGCCAAGCGCTACATCAACTACGGCAAGGACGTTACGGCTTACTTCACGTGAGCATCGAACCTGTCCCGGACGGAAACGAGCCGGATGAGGATGAGGTCGATGTTGACCTTGACCTGATAAGCGAAACCCTACGCCGCGAGGCCGTCAGGGACTCGACTACTGTCAGGATCAATGGCAAAGTCATCCATATCGCGCACGCTCAGGACTGGTCTACGTCGGCAATGCGAGCCGCGTCTACCGGTGACTGGGAGACGTGGGCGCGAGCCGTTATCGATGACGATGAGGAATTCCGTCAATGGGCCGATGCGGACCTCAGGAACTACGAGGTTGAGGCCGTATTCAATGAGTGCGGAAGACAGGCTAGGCTGAGCGCGGGAAAATCAGCAAGGCACTCTGGATCACGGCGGAATACCCGGAGGAAATAGAAGCAGACCTACATCGGTATTACGGGCTCGACTTTGTCGATTTCTTCCGGCCGGGCTCCGGGCTATCGATGCGAAAGCTTCTGGTTCTTATCGAGCATCTTCCGCCAGAGAGTGCCCTGAATACTACCGCGCGGAGCCGGATTCCTGAAGGCAGTCTTAGCCGGATGGGCGGTGATCCGGCTAAGGCTCCGTGGAGTAGCCTGGAGACGATGATGGCAATGGTTGTCGATGAGATACGCCAGCTAGGCTGGATGTACGCTAGCGCGCATTCCAATTCCAAGATCCCACGCCCAGAGCCCATTAAGCGCCCAGGCGTAACCGGCCGGAAGCCGCACGGGAAGCTAATGGATATCAGCGCTATCCGGAAGCTTGACCCACGGCTACGCGGGCTCTCTGATGAGGAAGTCCGCGAGCGGATGGAGCAGATAGGACGGAGGGATTAGCGTGGCTGACATTTTCGTAGGCAGTGTTAGCGTTGGCGTAGTCCCGGACGCGAGCGGCTGGAATCAGAAGCTCCGGGCGCAGCTAGTCCCATCTTCCGCTGCGGTCGGTAATCAGGTCGGCAATACGATGGGGAATGCCATAACCAGGCAGATGGGAAAGGCCGGTGACGAATCGGCCGGGGCATTTGGCGATACTTTCAAGAAGCGGCTTAGGGCCGCGCTCGACTCGCTCCCAAAGGCAACGATAGATGCTAACTCTACTCCGGCCGAACGTAAGGTCGCAGAGCTACGCGCCCAGCTGGAGAAGCTGGCTAATGAGCCGGTCATCGACTCTAAGAAAGCAATGATCGAGCTTGATAAGATCGGCCTGGAGCTAGGAAAGGTAGCACGGAAAGCAGACGGTATTGAAGTCAAGTTCAATATAGATGCGGCTCGCGTCCAGCTCGCCCTGCTTAAGCGCGATGTAGATAATGTCGGAAGCGGCGGTGGTGGGGGAATTCTCAGCCGTCTCGGCGGGCTATTTGGCGGAGGTGGGGCACCCCCAATAGCTGGTCTAGCCCAGGGCGGCCAGGCAGCGGCGGCCGGCGGAAGTGGCCTGCTTTCCAATCCGTACGTGCTAGCCGGAGGTGGCATAGCCGCTGCGGTAGCCGCTCCATTCGTCGGGCAGGCTATAGGAGGAACGCTAACGGCCGGGCTAGGTGCCGGGCTCGCCGGTATGGGTGTTGCCGGGGCATTCGGTGTCGGAGCCCAGACTGCGGCGCAGATAGCTACCGCGCGGATTCAGCTCCAGTCCTCGCAGGCTGCTGCGGGTACCGCGCAGGCAAACCTGAATAAGCTCCAGGCTTCCGGTAAGGCGACGGCTACTCAGCTAGCCGCAGCGACGGCATCTCTTGCCAGCGCGCAGAATAGGGTCGTGACGCAGCAGAAGGCTCTCGGCAATATGTCGCAGATAACGGCCGGACAGCAGGCGGTACGGCAGGCGTTTAGCGATACCACCGATGCGGCTACGGCGAGCCTCCGTCAGATAGGCGTGTCGTTTATCCCGGTAATGGAGTCTATCTTCTCCACAGCCCAGAGCGTAATGGCAAAGGTCACTCCGGTATTTGCTACTGCGGTAAAGGCTATATCCGGGCCGTTCCAGTCATTTGTAAATACCATCCTGAAGGCATTCACTGACCCGGCCGTGACTAAGTCTATTCAGGATGTTGCTAACGCATTCGGTGATATCCTGAAGGCATTTACGCCGGACATTCCCGGTATCGCTAAGTCGCTCGCGGAGGCTATCTCGCGAATGGCTAATGCCATAGCTGCGAATCCAAAGGCTTTTGCCGACTTCCTGAACTTCCTATTCCAGATTGTTATCGCCCTGATAGATGCGATAGCCTGGCTTACGGTCGCGGCTAACTACATAGAGCAGCATTTCATTCCGGCTATCAAGGATGTCAGCAAGTGGTTCCAGCAGGTAGGGCACGATGTAGAGCACTACTGGGACATGATGTGGAACAATACCATCGTCCGAATGGAGCGCGGACTCCATGATATAGCGCACGGCTTTGATGACTTGCGCCACGACATAGCGCATGTATGGGACCTTATCTGGAACAACACCATCGGCCGGGAAGAACGCGGCGTCAATGATATGGTACGTGGATTCGATATCATGCGCCACGACATTGCCCATATATATGACCTCATGCGTCACGATATCGCGGTGGTCTGGGACCTTATCTGGAACAATACCGTAGGCCGTGCGATCCGGGGATGGCACGATCTGGAGACGGTCTTCATAAACCTCAAGAACTGGATCCTGAATTTCTTCGGCTCCGCGCTTAACTGGCTAGCGCGATCCGGCACGGATATCATGACCGGCCTATGGCACGGCCTCGTAGCCGGATGGAACTTTGTCTCTACGTGGTTTGGCCGGATCTATGGCTGGATAACCGGATTCTTTAATGGTGCGGTAAACTGGCTATACAATTCCGGTCACGATGTCATTTCCGGAATGTGGTCTGGGATTAAGGCTGCGTGGAATGATGTCGTAGGCTGGTTCAAAGGAATGCCGCATGCTATCCTGCACGCGCTAGGAATAGCGAGCCCGCCCAAGTGGGCCGTGGACGCGGGCAAGCATATCATGGACGGTCTGCTGAAGGGAATGGCGCACGGAGTCTCCGACGTCAAGGGATTCTTTGTTCACCTTGCGACCGATGTGACCGGGCCGCTTAAGTCTGTCTGGAGGGGCATTACCGGAGTCGGCAAGGGCATTGGGCGTTTCGTCTCTAACCTACTTGGTTTTCACGGTGGTGGCGGAGTAGCGCAATGGGCCGGTACGGTCTCGCAGGCGCTTGGGATGCTTGGACTGCCGCAGAGTCTTTCCGGGGATGTACTATACCAGATGCAGACGGAATCGGGCGGTAACCCGAATGCGATAAACAACTGGGACATTAACGCTCAGCAGGGCGATCCCTCGCGCGGGCTGATGCAGGTAATTGGCGGAACTTTTGCGGCCTATCACGTTCCGGGTACGTCAAGCAATATCTATGATCCGCTCGCGAATATCGCTGCGGCGCTAAACTACGCAATGCATAACAGGGGCTTTGGCTCTGGGCCGGGACAGGTCGGCTCCGGTCACGGATACGATGACGGTGGCTGGTGGCCTCCAGGGACGTTCGGCTGGAATACGTCTCGCCAGCCGGAGCTTGTTGTCACTCAGCAGCAGCTTAAGTCGGGCGGTCTCGGCGGTAGCCAGGGCTCGACATATATCGCCCACTTCGACGGCCTAACGCGGGATGCTATTGAATCCCACGTCCGGATAGCCTATCAGGCTATGGCGCTTCAGGAAGGAAGCCTTCAGCGTAATGGGAGGAAGTCGTAATGGCCGTTGCCCCGGTTCCGCTCCAGATTAGCTATACCGATCCGGATGGTACGGTATGGAATCTCAGTGACATTACGATGGCGAGCGGAGTTATCTGCTCGGCTATCGCCGGCATTGAGGGAATAGCTATTTCCATGCAGACGATTCCCCTGCTTGATGGGTCGGCTATCCCGAACCTATACATTCCGCAGCCCGGCAGTATAGCGCTCGCGGTACTCGTTACACGGCCGGCTAGCGACTCCGGCACGGATTACTATGCGCTGCTCGATAGTGTTGAGAGAGCCTTCCTAACGCGGCGCAACGAGCTACCGGCTCCGGGATACCTAACCATTCAGAGACCGAATGGGCTTTCCAGGCAGATAGCGGTCTATACGATATCTGGCCTGAATACCCCGGAAGTCGGACTTGACGACAAGACGATATACACGCTAACGCTCCAGACTCCTGATCCGTACTGGAGTGATCTAGTTCAGCAGAGTCTTGTCTACTCGCTTAACTACGCGGCCGGTATTCTCCCACTTCTGCCTATCTCGCTCGCGGGTAGCACGGTCATCGGCGTGAATACAATACATAATGGAGGAAATGCGCTAGCGTGGCCTACCTGGACTATTACCGGGCCGGGCACGCCGACCATCACGAACCAGACGACTGGGCGTCACTGGTCTCTGAATACCGCCATTCCTTCCGGGCATATAGTCCAGGTGACTACCAAGCCGGGAACGCAGATGGCCGTAGACCAGACGCTGGGAACGTCAATCTGGGATCAGCTTGTGCTATCGTCGCTCCGGGATCTATGGCCGCTCGCCGGAGGGGATAATGTGGTTAACATAGCCGTAGCTGGGGCTACTCCTGCGACGTCCGTTTCGCTTTCCTGGACTAACCGCTGGAATAGGGCGTGAGTGAAATATGGCTATCCTATCTGTTAACGGCCTCTCGGCTACCGGCTCGCTCGGTACCGGCTGGACTTATGATCTAGTCAGCTTTGTTACGCCTGCGGCCGGTACCCAGGATTACGTATGGGTGGAGGCTCTCAATAGCGGTCTCGTATCGCAGGGCCCTATTCAGTTTGTTAACCTGACGGCCACGCTCTATTACAACGCGGTCGGGACATGGTCGATGCTCGTGCCATATTCTGATATGCTCTGGAATATGATACAGGCCGGGGACTTTATTATCAACATAAACTGGCGCGGGCTATTCAGCTTTGGCGGTAAGTGTGAGAAGCCAGGCTATATCGACTCGATACCAGGAGCGGCCGGAGGTGGCGGCGGTACGCAGGCCGGCCCGTTTATCCAGCTATCCGGCGCGGATTACCTCGCGCTGATAGCGAACCGGATCGCCTACCCTAACCCAGCCGTCGCCTGGGGCTCGCAGACAGCGGCCGGAGCGGACGCGGTATCCGCCATGAAGCTAGAGACGGCCATTAAGCATTACGTGAACCTGAACGCGGGAGCCGGAGCGCTAGCCGCACGCCGCGTCTCGCTGCTCGATATCGCAACCGATCAGGCGCGCGGGAACGCGGTAAGCTACACGGTTAAATTTGGCTCTGGCGTTGACCTGGACCTTATGGACCTAATCCGCTCGCTCATCAACAACTCCGGCTCCGCGCTAGGCGTATCGGTAGTGCGGAATCCGGCTACCCATAGGCTAACGTTTGACTGCTATGTTCCACGGAACCTATCCGGCAAAGCCTGGTTCAGCGAGTCGCTAGGGAACCTTACCGCTATCAACTTCTCACTTAGCGATCCAAACGTTACCGACGCGCTAGTCCAGGGAGCCGGGACAAACTTTGTATCGCGGAGCGCGAGCGCGACTACGCAGTGGAATAAGACTGAGACGTTTATCGACAACTCAACCGAGACGGATGTAAACAATCTAGCGACAACGGCCCAGTCTGCTCTGCTTACCGGTGCGGAAGGCCCAGTAATGACCGCGACGGTTACCGATACCCCATTCCTGACTTTCGGCCGTGACTACGGGCTAGGTGATATCGTGTCTATTGAGGTGCGGAGCGGAGCCGTCTATTCCGACGTCGTGACGGCGGTAACCCTGACGGCCGATCCGGCGCAGACTCCGGCGATATCAGTGCTACCGACAATAGGGCAGTCGGCTAACGCTACCGCGACGGATCAGAAGATAATCGGGCAGCTAACAAAGAGGATTAAGAATCTAGAACGGGCGATAACCCTGAAGTGAGGAATCCGGAATGGCTACTTACGATGCGCGGCCAAGCGCCTTTACCCAGCTAACGACAACGTCTGACTGGGAGAGCTTTGTATCGTCGGCCGGTATCTGGGACGGCATCGACGGTAACGGCTTTGTTCCATCGCTCGATGCTCCGGGCCGGAACGCGGTAATGGGTGGCGGGCAGTGCCTTATCAGGGGCCAGCTCTGGCGAGCCGACGCGGCGGTACCTACCCCAGTTCCGGCCGCGTCCGCGCAGAACCGTCTTGACAGGCTCGTTATACAGCTTAACAGAGGCGCTACGTCCTCGCCTACGGTCGTCCAGCCGGTAGTGATTACCGGGACGCCTAGCGGCTCTCCGGCGCTTCCGCCGCTTAGCCAGACTTTCGGCGGTATCTGGCAGATACCGGTAAGCTACTGGACGTCCACTAGTGCCGGCGCTCTTTCCAGCCTCATAGACCAGCGGCAGTACTCCGGCCGTACCGTTATCTCAATGACATCGACTTATCACCCGACTCCGCTAAATCCGTGTATCGGGATTGAGATCGATACCGGAGATGTATTTTACTGGAACGGTAGTGTCTGGACTTCATCCGGTCCAGTTACGCAGGTGGTACAGGGCGGTACATCTCAGAATACAACTTCTGTCGGTGCTATGCATGCCTGGTTCCCGATACCTACGAATGATGCTCAGATTTCGACAGTAGCGTATCGTCTTCACTGCGGCGGACATGGTACGCAGGCGGCCGGTACGGCGCAGGCCATTAACTACCAGCTATACGCATTCGGCCAGGCCTGGGGAGGCAGCACCGACAATGGCGGCGTAATTGCTGGCGGAGCGTTCCACTGGGACTATAGTCACGAGCTAATCGTCAGTCCTAACGGAGCCGCGTCGGCTCACGGGGTGATGGTTATTAGCCAGTCTACCGCGAGCATACAGGGGCACGCAACCGCTTCTGATCTTCAGGTGCCCGCTAGTACGCTAAATATCCAGATGACTGGCAATCAGATGGCGCTCCAGGCCGGCTGGGCGTCTATTACTGGCGCTCCGGTTCTTGTCTGTACCGGTGCGACATACGAGAGGTTCACGAACTAGTGAGTATCGCAGACCGGTTCCATACCGTAGTTATTGCGCTCGCGCTACTCAATACCGGCGTCAGCCTTATTGTCGGTGGAGTTACAAACAGCGTAACGGAGCTACTTATATGGAACGGTTCCTGGATGACTGCGGCCAGCATAGCCATCCTTGTACGGCTCGCGGTACTCCGTAATGGAAACGGCGGTAAATAGCCGGCGTAGAATACGCGAATATGGAGGTGATGTAGATGCCAGGAAGATGGAGGCATCGTCGCGATGATGACGATGACGAAACGGCTCGCCTAGTCCGCGATGGCGACAGCTACACAATCGATGACGAGATCGCGGGACGGATTAGCCGCGAGGAACGCGAGCCCGACCCTGACCCGCCAGCGGAGGAAGTCCGGGGTGAGCCATTCGGCTGGAAAAAGGGTGCGCCCTTCCCGCGCGGATACCGTGAGGATGAGGACTATGGTCCTAACTACCGGAACCGCGACGATCCAGGGCCGCTCGATGGCGCATGGCCGGATGAGGAGGACCGGTCGTGAGTCTTGCTAGAATCTGGACTCCAAGCGGAAGCTATTCGAGCGGCGGCACCAAGCGCATCCTAGTCGTCCATACAATGGAGGGATTCACCGGGCCGTACGGCGCGAAAGACTGCGCCATCTACTTCCAGGGCAACGTCGGGGCTAGCTCCCAGGTATGTATCGACAATAACCGTGGTACTATCTGGGAAGGCGTCAACCGCGTAAATGGGTCCTGGACCCAGTGCGGCTTTAACTCCGTAGCCATCTCCTGCGAGCAGTCCGGGTATGCTTCGTGGTCGCGAGACTACTGGCTAAACAACCGGAGTAATCAGCTTCACAACATAGCCGACTGGCTCGCGGAAGAATCTCGCATTACCGGCATCCCGCTCGTGGATCTCACATCGAGCCAGGCCCAGTCTGGCGGCCGTGGGGTCTGCTACCATTCCGATCTAGGCTCTACCGGCTGCGGTCATGCCGATCCAGGGGCTAACTGGCCGTTCGATGTTGTTCTCGAATGGGCTCGTGGCGGCGCAACTACCCCAGCACCAAAGCCACCGGCAAAGCCGGTAGACGCACTATCACTGGAGGGTGATGACGTGCTCGAATTCGCAGTAGGTGATCCAGTCAAGGCGGTCTCGTTTACCGGAGCCCGCTACAAGACGATAGGAATCAAGTGCCATCTAGCCGATATGAAGAATGACCCCAAGAGCATCATTCTTCACTGCGCCTTTCGTCGCGAGAATGGTACCTTCTGGGAGCAGGACCTGTTCCTTGATGAAGACCATACCGTGGCAATGGTCAACATCTCGGAAGCCGGCGGTATGTCGGCCGTCCGCCGCGACGACAATACCGGAGTCGTCATCGTCCCGAACTTCGAGCCAAAGTAGGCGGCCATGACGCATCAGGTAATTCTTACACTCCACCCATTCGATAAGGTGGATGACGCCATGCGGGTGGCTGACGATATCCGCAATACCGGGACGGTCAGCTACACCGATAACAGCGGCTCTACCGTTAACGTCACCGTGGGCGACGTCGCGGTAACTCCGGCTCCGTCCACGTGACCCTGTCGCTCGCGGAGCTTAACCGGCTTGAGATAGAGCAGGTTACAAAGGAACGGGAAATGACGGAGCCTGATCCGGATATGTGGCGCTGGAGCCCGCTGGAGATAACCGAATTTGCGAAGATGCTTCTGGTCGCGAAGCAGGTAGCCTATCTCAGCGGGCCCAGCCGCAAGCTCTCTTTCGCGGAAGCGGGCTCTGGTATCGGTACCAAGCTCTATCTCGCCAAATGGCATTTCGGGCTAGAGGAATACGGCTTTGAGATATCGGACGACTACCTAGCTAAGTCGGCCGCTCTTGGCGTCCGTGCGGAAAAGTGCGATCTCCGGATAGTCCCTGGCCCGGACTGGTCTATTTACGACATCGTCTATACCGCCCGGCCATTCAAGGATGACTATCAGGAAGTCGCCTGGGAGCGGGAGGTTCACTCGCGAATGCGGATAGGCGCGGTGCTGATTTCGGCGTACGCGGCGGTCAAGCCCTATTCATGGCCGTGCTATTACCGGGCTCCGTTCCGTGGGGTCTGGGTGAAGAGCCCGCGCGTACCGGCCGTCTATGACGCGATGATCGCACGGGCTCCTGGCCATGATCCGCTAGTTCCGGAGCCGCTAGGAAGGCCGTAGGACTCCGGAGAGCCCGGACGCGGCCGGTAACCCGCTCCGGGCTCTCCGGGCCGGTACCGTCGCGCTCCGGGCTCGCTAGCCGTTCCCTAGCGGGAAGACTCCGGCGAGATTCCCTCTGCACGGCCCTGCAAGGGCTCTGTCAGCGCCTAGCGCGCGGAATCCGGGCTAGCGCTCGCGGAGCCGGGAGCGTCGCGCTCCGGGCCGCGTACGGGTATGACCATTTCGATGCCATCGACGGTTACCGAGACGTGCGGGCCGGCGCAGATATAGGCTGGGCATCCGTCCGGTACGCACCATACTTCCGTGTCGTTCGCGTCCGGCAGCACCCAGGCGAGCGAGATCGACGGCTGTCCGAAACTGATACAGACGCCTAGCTGTTTCTGCGCTTCCTCCGGTGTGATATGATCCGGTAGCCGGAGCGTGACGAAATAGCCTACGGTGTTTACCTTCATAGTGTTGAACTCTCCCATCTTCCGGGCTCTGCGCGGAACGGTTCCACGCGGAGTGGCGGTGCCTCTATGTCGCGCTCCATCATTGGCTCGTCACTCTTCCGTATGAGCCTGAGCGGGATTAGGTCCAGGTACAGCTTCCCGCAGACGGCGCATAGCTCTAGTGGCTCGAATTCATCATCGCCTAGCGGCTCGTGCCGGTTGGTCGTATGCGAGACGGATATGAAGACCCGCACTAC